AATATACATAAATAAATATTAACAAATCCGATAGTTGCTACCAGAGTATAAATAGTCCAATAAAAGCGACTACTCTGCTTTTCAACTTCATCACGGTAATACCAGTTAACAAATTCGACAAAATGCTTGTTTTCCAAATATTCGCTTGGTACTAAACAAAGCCAATCCCAACGATCTAGGAATTGGGTAGTCTTATTGTATAATGCATTGGTGGCAGCTTGTTCAACTCTATTTAATAAAGTGTCACTATCTGTCTTGATACGTCGAGTAAACATACGTTGGATGCGTTTGGCAGTTAGAGCTGTTTGTAGACCAAAATGCTGTTCAAATTCAACATGATGGGGACAACATCCCTTAATTTGCTTGCAACCATCAACTCCACAAATAGTGAGGTTGTGCTGTCTATCTCGCATACCATCAACAACGCAAAATTGGTTATCGCGGTGAGCATGGAAAATATCGATGGTATACTGTATGGCTTCCAAAGCCGATACATCAATCATCTTCTTCCCATTGTGCACCACAGGAGTGTAATCTCCCGTGACACGAGCTTGTTCCGGTTTAACGGCGCGCTCTATGGTAATAGTCCAGATATCATCAACAGTAGGGGGTGTATATACGCCATCGCGCGTGTAATATTCCCTCACAGCAGACGAATCGACTCCACATGCAACACCATTTTCAAAACGCTGAAACTCCGGTTTACATTTTACTGTATATACCAAGTGCATTCGGCGTTGAATGGAATACGGATTGTTGGAATAGGCCCTAGCATCTAGGTCCTTAACGTTCGTTGTGACGACAACAATTTCAGGTTCAACAAAGCATTTACCCTTAGCGTCTAATTCAGCTTTGGGTGCATAATACATCTGATTATTACAAATATCAATGATAGCCCTTGTTGGGGGTTTTTCAACGAAATCTGCTTTTTCATTAGCCATATCATCTAGGATGGCGACTAATTTATCAGATGTCCAGTTGGAGAAAAACTTATCTCCTGGATTCAATGCTGCTCGAAATTCCTTCTCAATTGGTAAGCTGGCACTAGCCAGTAAAAGATCTACCATTTGATCAGCGAATGTTGTTTTGCCTTGGTTGCTATCTCCGAAAAATTCCAATGCAAATGGGGCTCTTCTAATACCGGAGCTAATTTTAATGCTAATCATCTCAGTTTTAATGATCTTCATCTTCATAAGTTTATCAGCGACTAATTTCTTGTCCAATCCCTTGAGACTAGATAGAAGAACAACTAGTTTGTTAATGATAACATCAACGCGGTGAGAAAACTCTGAATCAGAAACGCCTTCAATACGCTCCAAATTACCATTCTTGACTAAATCCCACCATGACAGGAGGGTGATGTACTCTTCATCAAGTTCGAGAGCAGCAATATCATTAATTAGGAGTGGTTTAATAGATCCACTCTGAAAGCACAGGTATGCACCTTCAACAAAATAGGTAATAGTACCAAAAAGGGCCTCAGCTACATCAGTAGCAGTCATGTGACGCTTTAAGATCTCCTTGTCGAGTAATTGGAAACCTCC